CGGCCGCCGGGCCAAAACCCTCCTGTCGATGGAACGGATGCGGACCGCCGCCGGCATCGCCCGCACGGTTATGGCCGAGGTCGACGGCGCCACCGCCACCGAGACGCAGAAGGCCGCCGCCGAGATGATGACCGCCCGGATCATCGAGCTGGCCGCCGATGAAAATCTGAAATCCAAGGACATCGCGATGATCAGCGGCGCCATCCGCGACTGCGCCAAAGTCGCCCAGGACGCCGACAAATACATCCGCACCCAGATCGCCGAGCGTACCAAGCAGGCCAAAGCTAAAATCAATAACGAACTCAAAGATGTCCCCGCCGCTGCGCGAAAAGCCGTGATGGATGTCCTCGATGAGTGGGCGTTGGGGGTCAGTAGGTAATGGTCGATATCGCCAACGACATCTCGATAGCTCACTTCCTGCCGTACCAGATCGACCACATACTGGACGGATCGACCGCGCTGATCGAGGAAAAGTCGCGGCGGATCGGCATCACCTACGCCAACAGCTACAAACACGTTCGACGCCGCGCCCGCAGCGAGACCCGCCGGGACCTGTGGTTCTCCTCAGCCGACGACTCGGCGGCCTACGAATACGCCCAGTACAGCAAGCAGTGGGCACAGATTCTCAAGCAGGCCGTCAAGGAAGTGCTGCTGACGGACAAAGACGACGACGGCTACCGGTTTAACAACTACGCCCTGGATTTCCCGCAGGGCAGCCGCATCAACTGCATGAGCTCCAACCCCAAACGCTTCCGCTCCAAGGGCGGCGATGTCGTGCTGGATGAATTTGCCTGGCATAACGAGGCCGGCAAGATGTGGGACGCCGCCAGCCCCTGTATCACGTGGGGCTACACCATCGAGCTGCTGTCGACCCATAACGGCAAAAACTCCGAATTCAATCTCTTTATCCAAAAAATCAATCGCGTCCTCAGCGGCCAGACGACTTTTGACGCACTAAAGATACCCGAATTTAAACTGCGCCGCACCACCATCGTCGACGCCGTCAACCAGGGCCTGGCCGAAAAGGTCTACCGGCTCAAGCAGGTTGACCCGGCCGCCCGCGAAAAGTTCATAAAGTTCTGCCGCTCGCTGTGCCGCAACGAGGACCAGTGGAACCAGGAATACATGTGCGTCCCGTCCGAGGAAGAGACCACCCTGATCAGTTATGACCTTTACAACAAATGCACGGATGCCGACTGCCTGACGCATAAAGCCGACGGCATGGTTTACATCGGCTACGACATCGGCCGAAAACACGACCGCTCAATCTTCTGGGTCGCCGAACTGGTCGGCGACGTGCTGGTCACCCGCGAGGTGGTCAACCTCAATAAAACCGACTACCCGACGCAGCTCGGCGTCGGCGAGAGCCTGTTTGCCAAATACAAAGTTGCCCGTCTCTGCGGCGACTATACCGGCAAGGGCGACGCCGTCATTGAGTTTCTCCAGCGCAAGTTCGGCGCCTACGCCGTCGAGCCGGTCACGTTTACGAACCCGCGCAAGGATCACATGGCCGGCCTGGTCCTGTCGCGCATGGAGGATCGCCGCTGCCGGCTGCCGGATGATATCAAGATCCGCGAATCGTTCCATTCGATCCGCAAGACCATGACCGCCGATAACCGCCCGCGCTACGACGCGGCCCGCACCGACGAGGGGCACGCCGACGAATTCTGGGCCTTCGCCCTCTGCTGCGAAGCCGCCAACGTCCCGGCCGCAAAACCCGAAATCATCTGTTTGTCGAAAGGTGACGATGAAGATTTTGAATAATCTCAAAACGCTCTTTACGCAGGACCTCTCGGCCAAGGCCGGCGGCGACATCACGCTGCCGCTCTCGCGGATGGCATCGCTGTGGGATGCGGGCAAAACACTGATCACCGCCAAGGGCGCCCAACGTCCCGGAAAACCCTACGCCCAGGTCGACACCGTCTGGATCTGCGTCAATCTCATCATCAACCTGGCCCTCTCGATCCAACTGGTCCTCAGCACCCAAGACGACGACATCATCGAGTCCGGACCCGCCTACGATTTTCTGTTCAACAATCAGGAGTTAAAATACCGTGACTTCGTCATCCAGACCCTCGGCTTCTACCTCCTGTTCCGCGAGGTCTATTGGATCTACGAAGACAAAAACCTGTTAAAACCCACGCAGATCCGCGTCGTCGGTCCCCGCCAGATCGAGCCGGTCATCGACCGCGCCACCGGCGACCTGGTGGCCTATAAATTTTTCAGGGGGCCCAAAGTCGCCATCCTCGATATCGACGACGTGCACTGCGTGAAGAACTTCAACCCCGACAACCCGCACCGGGGCCTGGGACCCATCGACGCCGGCAGCCTGACAATCTCCACGGCCTATCAGGCATCGCTGTATCTCGAATCATCCCTGGCCAACGGCGCCCGCCTGGCGACGATCCTGTCCAACAAAACCCCCGGCCTCAAACTGGATGAGACGGAGATCACCCGCCTCAGACGCCAGTTCAAGCGCACCCAGGGCGGCGCCGCCAACGCGGCCGAGGTCTTCTACGCCCAGGATATTGAGGTCGACACCATCAGCCAGACAATGGCCGATTTGCAGATGGTCGATCAGAGCCAGGCAACGGATAACAAGATCTGCGCCTTGTTCGGCGTACCGCCCGAATGCGTCGGCCTCAACACAGAAGCTCAGTACGCCCAGGGGCCGGCCACGCAGCGGCTGATCCTGTTCGGCGTCGCCCCTGTCCTGATGGACCTGGCCGAGGCCATCGATGACGGGATTCTCGATAAGTACCGCTTCACCGCCGCCAAGAACAAAACAGCGCCGTACCGGCTGTCGAAATGTTTCTGCGGCCATCGACTGCCCCTGTATAAAAAAGCGTTCTTTTGTAAACGAAAACTGGCCGCCATCCAGTCCGGTAAAGAGGTCTTCGCCTGGTACGATGTCGAAAGCCACGAGGCGATCCAGTCGATGGCGCTGGACAAAATCGAAAAGGCCCTCAAGCTCGTCGCCGCCAAGGTCCCCTTAAATCAGATCGTCGCGGCCTATAACCTGCCGTTTGACGAAACAAAAATGCCGCACGGCGATTTCGCCTGGGGCACCGCCGGCGAACTGCCGCTGCAGTGGATCCTCGACGCCGGCATGGACGCCGTCCTGGGACCCGACCTTCCCGAAGGCACCGACGGCGAACCCGAACCGGACAAAAACGCCACGACGCAAGCCGTTCGAAACAAGGACATCGAAGAAAAATCCACCCGCATCTGGCGCAAGTACGCCGCCAGTTGGCAGCCGCTGGAGCGCGAGATGACCGAGGCCGTCCGCCAGTTCCTCCGCCGCCAGAAGAACGGCGTCCTCAAACGCCTGACCGCCGCAATCGACAAGACCGCCACGGCGCCAGCCGTGCGAACCAAGGCCGCCGCTGACGACCTGATCATGCGCGTGATGTTTGACCTGAAAGTCGAAAACAATCAGCTCCTCGCCATCCACCGCACCTTCTACGAGCGCGGCCAAAAATTCGGCGCTGTCCAGGTGATCCGCGAAACCACCGGCGCATCGGCTGACGAGGCCGTCGCCTCCGCCGCCCGCGCGGCCCGCACGCAGGCCGCCCGCCGGTCCCTGACCATCAGCGCTCACAAAATCCGGAACGTCAACGCCACCACGCAGCAGTGGCTCCAGGAAACGCTGTCCGAAGGCCTCAAAAACGGCGAGGGCCTGTCGGAGTTATCGCGGCGGATCTCCAGCGACCCGGCCTTCAGCGCCGGCCGCGCCAAGAACATCGCCCGCACCTCGACTTCCGGCGCCGTCTCCGGCGGCCGCTTCGAGGGCCTCAAAACCGTCTCGGACCGCAAGGGCTGGCTGTCCGCCCGCAACGAGTCCGTCCGCAGCAGCCACAAGGAAGCCGACAGCCGCTACTCCACCGAAGGCATCCCCGTCAACGAGAAATTCATCGTCGGCGGCTCGGCCCTGATGTACCCGGCCGACCCCGAAGGCGACGTCGGCGAAATTGTCAATTGCCGCTGCATGCTGATCGCCGTCAAAGCGGGCGGCAAAACCATCACCCTGGACGATTACGACAATGTCAACTTCCTGCCGTACACGGAATTTAAAACCCTTTTAAACGAGGCCCATCATGGACTTGACTAAAGAAAAACACTTCCTGGCATTTATCGCCGACGACACCACCGAAAAAGCCGCCGTCAACGAAGAGAGCCGCACGATCCGGTTTGTGATCGGCACGAACGAGCTGGATCGCGACAATGAGATCGTCGAGCCGTCCGCCATCGCCGGCGGCATGAAGGACTTTGAAAAAAACCCGGTCTGCCTGGCCTGCCATCAGCACCGCCTCGATTCCGGTTACCCGCCCGTCGTCGGCTCATGGGACGTTGCTTCATTCAAGGCGACCGCCAAACGCTGCGAGATGGACCTGCGCTTCGCTGACACCGACCTGGCCGAAACCTACTGGAAGCTCTATAAGGCCAAACACATGCGAGCCGTCAGCATCGGCTTCCGCGTCCTGGAACTCCGGGAAGAAATGAAGGACGGCAAACGGTTTTACATTTTCACGAAAATCGAGCTATACGAGATCTCCTGCGTGCCCGTCGGCTCCAACCGCCAGGCCCTCAGCAAGCTCAAAGGCTTCGACTGGACAGACGGCGACAAGTCCGCCGTCCCGGAGTCCGTCAAGGCCTATTTCGACACACAATTTAAAGCGTTAAAAGACACCATCGAGGACCACCTCGACGATCTCAAATCCCTGCTTATTCCCGGCGCCGAAGATGACCTCAGCCTGTGGCCCACGGCTGACAACCCTGACGGCGCCGATGAACCGGGCCAATCGTTCACGCAAAAACTGCAAAAAGTAATTCCAATTTAAGGACAAAACCAATGCCGAAAACAGAACTCGAAAAAATCCAGGACCGCCTGGAGAACATCGAAAATGAAAGTGTGGCGGTGATCGAAAAGGCCATGAAGGATTTTCAAAAAAACCTCGCGACGCGAGATGAATTGATCACGCTGATTGACACACAGAAGGCCGAAGACGGCGTCAAGCTGGCCGCACTGACCGACAAACTGGAGGCCCTCAAGTCCCAGATGACCGAGGTCGACGAGGCCAAAGAGGCCCTCTCGCAGATGCAGGGCCAGCTTAAGCGCCTCCGCCAGAACGGCCCGCTGATCACCGGCGCCGGTCACTATCGCGGCAAGCTGGCCAGCGCCGAAGAGGCCCGCACGCTGGGTCTCTTGATGATGGCCGCCACGCTGCCCTCGGTGGCCGTCCATGTGCCGGAGGTCACCGCCAAGTACGCACGCATCATGAAGGCGATTGAAAAGAACGGCATCGAGCTGATCCCGGTTGAAAACGAATCCGGCAAACGCATCGAAAAGGCCGCCACCAGCGGCTCCCAGGCCTCCGGCTCCCTGCTGGTCACCAGCGAGATGACCCCCGGCCTGATCATGCTGCTGGAATCCTACGGCCTGGCCCGCCGCCTGTTCCAGCGCGTCCCGATGGGCGCCGCTTCGACCTTCACGCCGAAAATGGATACGCTGCTGACCTTCTATGTGCCCGGTGAAGGCACCGCGCCCACCATCACCGACCCGACCGTCGGCGGCGTCAACCTGACCCCGAAAACCCTGATGGCCCTGGCGGCCTACAGCCTGGAGCTGGATGAAGACTCGGCGGTCGAATTGGGCGAGCTGTACGCCAACCTGTTCACCCGCAGCGCCGCCTACTACGAAGACCTCTGTGCCCTGCTCGGCGACGGTACCAGCACCTACTTCGGCTTCCGGGGTATCTGCGGCGCCCTGCGGGCCGTCGATGCGACCATCGGCAACATCAAGTCCCTGGTCGTCGGCACCGGCAACGCCTATGCGGAGCTTGTCTATGCCGATTTTGAAGGCGTCGTCGGCACGCTGCCGCAGTACGCCGATGCCGAAGGCCCCGGCGTCGACCCGGCCGTAAGCTGGATCATGCACCGCTACTTCTACTACACCGTCTTCATCCGGGCCGCCCTGGCCGCCGGTTCGACCGGCGCCCACAGCGAGATCATCCTCGGCACGGCCCAGAAACAGAAGCAGGCCTGCGGCTACCCGGTCAACTTCTCGCCGGTCATGCCCAAGGCCGAGGCCAACAGCCAGATCTGCTCGCTGTTCGGCGATTACAGTCTGGGCGGTCAGTTCGGCACGCGCGGCGCCGCCGAGTTCGCCACCAGCGAACAGCGCTATTTTGACCAGGGCCTGGTCGCGATCCGCTACCGCGAGCGGATCGCCATCAACGCCCACGGCGTCGGCGACACGACCAATGCCGGCCCCATCGTCGCCCTGATCACCGCCGCCGGCTAAGCCGTTGAACCCCGCCGGCGTTTTGTCGGCGGGGTCTTAAAGAACCTGTTCAAGAGGCGGGATTGACGAAAAGACGGATTGGGAAAAACTCAATATTAAAACCACTTAATTTAGAAAGGTAAAAAAAATGGGACCAGACTGAGCAAGCATTCTGCTGCACTGCAAGTTTTTCAAATTGCTGCGTCCGCAGCTTAAAGATGACGGCGCTTTTGCCAACAACACCTATCTGGACACTGCCGGCCTGACCGGCGTTGTGCTGTTTTTGCTGTTCGTCGGCGACACCGACGTCGTCTCCGGCGACGCCATCGGCTCCACCGCCGAGGGCACCGCCCCGCTGATCGAGCAGTGTGACACCACCGGCGGCAGCTACACCGCCGTCACCGGTGCGGCGCTGGCCGACGCGATCCAGTACAACGAGGATAACTCGCTGTTCGGCGTCGCCGTGGACCTGCGAAAAAGCCACAAGCGATACATGCGCGTCCAGGCGCCGCTCTCGGCGGCCGGGGCTTCATTGGGCTCCAATCTGGCCATCCTGGCCATCGGCCTGCCGGACACCGCGCCGGTCAGCGCCACCGAGATGGGCCTGGCCGAACTGATCCAGGCGTAAAACCCGTAACCCGTTTAACCCCGCCGACTCCGCTCGGCGGGGTCTTTGATAAAAAAAACTGTGCCCCTTGCGGCAAAACTGAAAGGAAACACCCATGCTCATCGTTGTCACCAAAACCTATCGTGGAAAGCACGGCCTGTACATCCAGGGGCATCCGTACAATCTGCCCGAACCCCTCATCGGCCAGATCGATGCCGAACTGCAAATGCGCAACCCGCCGGAAAAATTCGCCTATCGCAAAGTCGACAATCCGCAGGAGGTCAATCGGCCGGCGATGAAGGTCCGCTTCACCAGGCCCTTCGACGGCACGGTCAAATTCGCGGCCGGTCAGGTCGTCTCCATGACCGCCGACAAACTCAAAGCCGTCGCCGCCGAGGCCAAAAAGACCAAAGCGGATCTGGCGTATGAGATCGTCAAAGAAAAAAATGACTAAACGCAAACAGGTCCGCACGCCCAACGACAAGCAGCTCCGCCCCGATAAAGCGCCCGGCTACCGAACCAAGTAACGTTTGGGTTCACAGGAAAGGATAATAATGCTGATCACACTGGCCGAATTCAAGGATCGCCTCGGCGAAGCGTCGACTGAGTACGATGCGAAGCTGACGCTGATCATCGCCTCGATCACCGCGCAGTTCGAAGCCTTCTGCGGCCGTGGCCTCATCGTCACCGCCGCCGCCGTCACCGAGTATTACACCGGCCGCTGCGAGATGCTCCAGTTGCGGCGCTACCCGGTCGTGTCGATCACCAGCATCAAAGAAGCCTGGGACTACGACTTCGCCAACGCGACGGCCCTGGTCGCCGATACGGACTACCGGCTCATAGGCGGCGGCGACAAGGGCCTCCTCCTGCGGATGTACGGCGACTGGTGCCACCAGCCGGACGGCGTCCAAGCCGTCTATCGCGGCGGCTACACCGCCGCCGGCACGACGCCCGGAACCGGCGAAACGGCCGTCCCGGCCGATCTGACCGAGGCGGCCCTGGAGCAGGGGCTTTATCTGTCCCAGCGCAAGGGTCGCGACATCGGCCTCTCCGGCCAGTCCTTCGCCGGCGGCGGTTTTACAAAAATCGAAACCGGCGACATCATCGATGCCGCCCAGAAAATCCTCCGTCGCAGTTACATGCGGATCGTGATGTAACGCTTAACCCCGCCCACCCCGTTTGACGGGGTCGCGAAAAAGAAAGACCCCGCCGACAGGAATCGGCGGGGCCAAGCAAAAGATGAGCTAAAAAAAATGATGATCAGCCTTGAAATCAACGGACTCGACGAAGCCCGGGCCTTTATGGAGCGGACCGGCCGCAGCCTCCGCCCGGCCGTCACTGACGGACTGCGCAGCATGGTCGCCGCCGGCGCCCAGCACATCGGCCAGAACCTGCTGACCAACCAGGCGCTGGCCGTCCGCACCGGCAACCTGCGAGACGCCGTCCAGGGCTGGCTGGAGTCGGACCTCGTCGGCGTCATCGGCGTCGTCGACAATTCCGCCGTTGAAAAGTACAAGTGGCTGCTCGGCGACAACCCCGAAAACCAGCCGAAGACCATCCGCCCCAAAAATGCCAAGTACCTGGCGATTCCCCTGAAGGAAGCCCTGACCGGCTCCGGCGTCGTCAAGGGCGAATTCGACAGGCCGCTCAAGCAGATCGGCGGCCAGTATGACACCGCCATCTACCCGTCCAAGTCCGGCCAGTTGATCTTCTGGTACCGCCGGGGCAAGACGGACCGCTCCAAAATGCGGCCGCTGTTTGTCCTCAAGCGCAGCGTCGAGGTCTATGACACCGGCGCGATCGCCGACGGCGTCGCCGAAAAACTCGACGATATGACCCGCATCCTCAACGACAAACTCAAAGAGGCCCAGCGATGACGAACCTGTTTAACCCCGCCAATCCCGCTTGGCGGGGTCAGAAAACAAAGGATAAATAACACATGACAACAACCGACACCGGACAACTCGCTCAACTGGCCGCCGCCATCGTCGACACCCTGGCCGCGATTGAGATCGGCGGCGTGGCCGTCTTTAAAACCGCCGCCCTCTGGAAGCACCAGATCACCCTCAAGGGCGCCGGCCCGGCCGACTTCGGCCGCTACGCCCCCTTCGCCTTTGTCGGCTATCTGAGCGCCGTCGGCAGCCGCGAGGGCGGCTTCGACCTCAGGCAGACCTTCCGCTTGGTCGTGATGATCGGTGCCAAAAGCAAAGAACCCGGCGTCTGCTGCTGGGGCGATGCGACCCACCCGGGGACCAGCCGCCTGCGCGAGCTGGTCATCGAGGCCCTGGACCAAAAACATCCCGGCGCCGGCTTCGAATCGGACGAGGCCGTCTACACCAGCGAGGTGGAGTGGATCGATAACGAGACCGAGCACGGCATCCAACTGTACTTCGACGTGCCGAGCATGGCCGTCATCCACCCGCAAGAATAAAAACTGTTTAACCCGGTCAACCCCGTTGACCGGGTCGTTCAAGAAAGGAGTCCTTTATGGCAACCGTCAACACTCGCATCAAAGTCGTTCAGGCCGTCGCCTTCAATGGCGTCAACGCCGGCGGCGCCATGAGCCTGGCCTGCCAGGCCGGCTATGACAAGATCCTGCGCTCCGAGCCGGACGGCATCGGCGGCCCGGCCATCGTCGACAAGATCGCCGAATTCTGTCGGGGCGCCTACGGCACCCAGGACTGGACCGGCTTCCTGTCCGTCCTGACCGCCGCCGCCGCTAATTTCATCGGCTACCAGCGCAAGAGCGGCGTCGCCGAGGCCACCGGCTTCGTCAAGCACACCATCGTCGCCCCGGTCGTCTATCGCGCGGCCCTCAATCAGGCCCTCGACAGCTACATGACCGCCGTTTACAACTTCGAGTGTCAGGCCGCCGACGAGACCAAGGGCTTTGCCGATATGTGGACGCAGGACGACGCCCAGGCCAAGCCCGCCTATGTCAGCGCCGCGCGCGGCGGCTACCGGATCACCGCCGCCAGCTTTGACCCGGACGGTGCGGCCGGGGCGATAGCCTTCTACCACCTCACGGCGTTCAGCTTCGCCGTCGAGCTGCTGGTGGACAAATACTGCAACGACGCCGACGTCGGCTACACCGCCGTCGACGCCGAAGCGGACGGCCTGACCGCCAACGGATCGATCAGCTTCGAGGACGCGGCGATTTCCGCCGACCAGTTGACCGCCCAGCGGCTGCTGTCGGCCGGGCGCGGCACGCTGACCCTGACCGTTACGCAGGGCGGCGGCGCTGCCGCCAAGACGATCGCGCTGGCCGGCGTCAACATCGAGGGCCTCGACAGCAATGCGGCGCCGCGCGGCGTGACCGGCTTTACGCTGCGGTACCATATCGCCAACGACGCCTCCGTCCCGCTGACGCTGACCGGCGCCAACCCGATCCTCGCGATCACGTAACGTTGCTTAACCCCGCCAACCCCGATTGGCGGGGTCGCGTCAGCAAAAACCCGGCCAACAGGGGTTGGCCGGGCTGACCAGGAAGGATCAAAAACAGGGCCAACGACCAGGACATAAATTTCAGATTCGCCGCCGAAGGCGTCGACCAGACCGTCCGCGAGCAGGAAAAGCTCACGCGCGGCCTGGCCGGCATGGGCCGCGAAGAGGACAAAGCCGCCGCTGAATCCCGCAAGTCCGCTGCGGCCATGCGCGACAAGGCCCGCGCCATGGACGACGCCGAAAAGAAGGCTAACCCGCTGACCAATGTTCTGTCCGGCCTCAAGCAGCAGATCATCGGCATCGGCGCCGCCTGGCTGGGCTGGATGGGCTTTGAGAAACTCCTGGACAAACTGATTGAGCGCTTCCAGAAATTAAATCAGGCAGTCAAGGAACTCAACGACCGCTCGCTGGGAATCCTGAA